GGTGGCCCCGTTATTTAAAGAATAAGGGTAGTTAGCCGAGGCCAACGTGTTTATATAGCGCCCTTCCGCTAGCCATACTGAAATGGAACTCCTCCTTGAAATCTCATCAAGGAAAAGTCCTCAGAAGCTGCCCACGAATAATCGATGTGGACATCTCCGGTGTCAGTAGAGCTGTGATTTAACCGATTAACGCCATTCCGTAGCACCACAGGATCGAAATTCGAATTTGTGGAGGGAAACGGATCGTCGCTAAACGAGAGACCGAACAAGTTATTAGAGTAGAAAGGAATTTCATACTCTATAGACCCATTAGTGTTGGGTACCATAGTAATGGTACCCATCATTGAACATCTATAATTGTCGTCGAAATTGTTTTGAAAAATCGACAAGAGTGAAGTGGAAGATGGGATGGGTAGGTAAGCTCGTGCGGACTCCAGTTCTCGGGTAGTCAACGGGCCAAGGTAGTTAAACCGGTGCTTACCACCTCCTCGAATACCTAGGAAACCATATCTCAGGTAACCTATCAAGGAGGTAGTGCCAGCTATTCCATCAAACGCCGGGGATGGCGGGGGCCAGTTCGGATGAACTGTTCCCATTGATGTGTTGCTGGACAGAGCAACGGTCATATCTGCCGAGGCATATGGACCTTGAAACCTCTTCAAGAGTCCACGAAAGGAGACGGGTAATTCTCCAAAGTGTAATTCACAGAGTCCTTGCTTGTTAGCACTGGACTCATTTAGTGACATTTGTGAAAAATCATCATTAACATCGAGCGATCGAGATTCGGTCGCAGGACGAACTGTTGGGATGAATTCACTAGTCATGTAGTTGAATTGCATATCTTCGGACCAGATGTAAACATTGATTTCAATGTTGGAACCATCTGGGGACTGCAGCTCAGTGAATGGAATGACAGCAATGTAGCCATTCGCATAATCATAGAGTGCATCTCCAAGAAATCCGACTCCACCTATATCTCCTAAAAGAGAATTAGGCATGTTTCTCGCCCATGCTCGCGAAAACATCCATTCGACTGTGAACGTTACATCTTGGACCTCTTGAATATCAAGGACCTTGATGAACTGTTTGTTCAAATCCAAGGAGGCGTCAATCGCAACATTTTGCGAAATGTTAGGTTCAGCCAAAATGGCTACCTTGCCTCGATGATATTGTGAACACACAACTTCAAATCGAAAGCTGATGTCCCCTCTCCAATAATGGAAAGGAGTTGCTGCATAGGAAAGAGCGGTAGGCGTAACCAAATACGGAGTTGGAGCTCCGAGAGGAATGCGCCTAGATAGCATGGGATTGACGGGAACTGTCCAAATCGCTGTAGTCAGCGGAGGATCAGTAGCATCCCAGACGAAAGTGTCCAAGAGTGATTCTCGAGCACAAATGGCAGATAATGCCATGTCGTCTTGGGTGGTTCCACAAACGCGTGGATCCACAGTCAATTCCTGCTTAGGATCGAGGGTGATGCGTTTTCCAGTATCATACCCAATGGTGTTTGCACCATTTTGGTATGGTTGGATACGAACCCGCATCGGTTCGTTGTTCATGGTGGGATAGGAAAATCCAAACAGTGAGGCTACATAGCCAACACCTGCAAAGACTTTTGAACTTGCTTTAGCAAGAACGCCTATCTCAGGGATAACCGTGAGAACATCAGAAATCTGACTCGCTCGAGTTGCAAACCTTTCAATGGGTCCTTTCTCGCGCTCATCTGACAAGTCTTTAGACTCAGTCGTAATCTGAACTACAGTGCCTGTAGGAGTACCTAATTGGACATTATCCATCATTGCATATACAAAGACAGTAATGTCAGTTGGAGTTCCTGAAGCAGCTGAGACGTCGTTTATGGATGTAATCCATAGCTGACCTAAATGTTCTGCGTCATCGAAAGAGGTGATGTCTGTTATGACCAATGGACTCTTATTAAAGAGTCGTATCATCGGTTGCGTATTAATATACGGACAGACTATATCTAACGGTTGATTGTCCCTAATATCCATGACAGCCACTCCTGGAGATTGTGATAAATAGCACAATCGCGCAAAGCGCGAAGCTCCAGTGAGGCTACACTACATCTAAACTAGAGTTGTGAAAGCCAAATGGTTGGTAGGACACCTGAACTTTTCCATAATGGAAAGGAGAACCAGAAATTGCAATTCGAACGCGCATGTCACCTCGCAAAAATGCGAAGTTCCGGAGCTTTGCTCGAACTGCGGGTACATTTAAAAATGCATCCCAAATCTCAACATTATAGTTGATCTGGTCCCCCACGGGGACTGAGAACGCAGCAATTTCGACAGGACGACTTAAAAAGTCGCCCATGTCTAGCTTGTTCACTTGTCCCGCATCAAGGTCGTGAGAGTTTCCAGCACTCATCATGTCGGGAGACAATCCTCCTACATCTTCTAGATTTCCATAGTTAGTAACTGTGGAAGAATCTATCGGACCGGAGTCTAACTCCCCTGATTCTGTGACGAACTCAGTGGAACGAGAAATGGAAAAGATGTTCTTCCTCCGCATATCTCTCTTTCGCCACTGCGATTTGAGAGTGCGAATTGTAGCATCTAAAGCTTCTATCTCACCACTGAGTTTATGAAATGTGACACATTCATCCCAAGCATTTCCATGACGGAAAATGAGTGGATGTGTCTTAACTTCATTAAAACTCAGACCGGGGTATGGATTCTTAACGTCATCCAAATCTAACGTGGCTCTATCTCTCCGAGCCTGGAGTTTCTCAAGTGTGTTGAGTTGTGTTGCTGACCTCTGAATGATACATCCAGTATCTCGGCCTGGAGACAAAGGATGTTTGTCTCTATCTTCTTGGTAACCGTGAAGATGCAAGCAAAAACGGTGTGCAGGATACAGATCTCCTCTCAATGCTAGAGACTCTGTCACTATTGAGATAGCAATATCCTCCAGTGGTCTTCCTTCCTTTACCACCAATTTTTCGGTGGAACATAGGGATTGATTGATGTCCTCCCACATTGGCAAGTTAAAACTTGCTTGTGGATAGGTTTCTTTGAGAGTATCCAGAATGAATGTACGAGAAGTGTTGAATTTTCCTACGGTTTCGCAGTGGAAAAACAATTCTCTCAAGCTGGATGTACATATGCTCTCCATCTGGGTGATCTCATTTACAGATCC